GGGGGTGTTGAATGATGTTGGGACAGAAGAACTCGCACACCTTGAGATGGTTTCAACGATCGTTCATCAGCTCACCTGCAATCTTTCTCTGGAAGAAATTCAGAACTCTGGTTTTGCCAATTACTATGTAGACCACACAACTGGCATCTGGCCGCAGGCGGCTGGCGGAGTTCCGTTTAATTCTTGTGAGTTCCAGTCGAAAGGTGATCCTTTGACAGATTTGTTCGAAGACCTCGCTGCGGAGCAGAAAGCCCGGTCAACGTATGATAACATCCTTCGTTTGGTAAAAGATCCTGAAGTTGCAGATCCGATTCGTTTCCTGCGGGCACGTGAGGTTGTGCATTTCCAACGTTTTGGTGAAGCACTGCGTTCTGTACAGGACGAATTGAATTCGAAGAACTTTTATGCGTTTAATCCGTCGTTTGATGCAAAGACTTTCTGTGCGGCACCGCAGCCAGGGGCAGGTCAGGGGAATTGCTGCACAAGATAGTAAATTAAAAATCAAAGAACAGCACACCACTGGAAAATCCCATCTGAAAAACAGGTGGGATTTTTTGGGTTTACAGTAAGAAAATCTTATCCAGTCGTAAATCATTATCCCATCATAATATAGAAAAAAGACTTTCAAAAACAGAACAGTCAGAAAGGATGTTCCATGGAAGCAATGAATTATGTAAAGCCCGAACTCATCGTCGTTGCGTTCGTGCTGTATTTTTTCGGTGTTGCTTTGCGGCAGGCGCAGGCGGTGAAGAATAAGTACATTCCGCTGATCTTAGGCGGCATCAGCATGGTGCTGTGTGCGGTTTGGGTGATGGCGACGAGTGAGATTGAGACGGCGAAGGAGGGGGCGATGGCGGTTTTTACGGCGGTCACGCAGGGGATTCTGGTGGCGGGGCTGAGCAATTATGTGAATCAGATTATCAAGCAGATCCATAAGCCGGAGTGAACGGCGCTTCAAAAAATCTGTGTTATGCCGGGCAGTCTGAACCATCAGAAAGGGGAGAATATGAAAATTGATCGGTCGTATCTTGGAAATCAGAATACGTATGCGGAAAACAATCCCAAATGTATCGTAGTCCACAACACCGACAACTTCGCAGCAGGTGCCGATGCGCGGGCACATGCGAGAGCACAGCATGACGGGAATTTCCAGAACATTTCCGCACACTATTACGTCGATGACGGTGACACAGCCTACCAGGCGGCACCGCACAGCCGGGGGTGCTGGCATGTCGGCATTAATTACGGCGGAAAAAATCTGTTTCAGCAGTACGGCAACAAGAACAGCATCGGTGTGGAGATGTGTGTGCAGGCCGGGTATAATTATGAAAAAGCATTTGAGAATACTGCGGTACTGGTGCGGGAGATCATGCGGGAGACGGGGATTCCGCTGGAAAGAGTCTATCGTCATTATGACATCTGCAGCAAATACTGTCCGAGCCAGATCATGAACCGCGGTGACTGGGACCGCATGAAGCGGATGATCGGAAGCGGTGCAGGGAGCACAGGAACGGGAACAGCAGGCAGCGGAACAGGAAAAACGTATGCGCCCGGGATCTATCAGGTGCAGACAGCGGCCCTCAACATCCGTCAGGCACCGGATGCGGACAGCAGGATTGCCGGAACGATCCGGGATCAGGGAAGCTACACGGTGACGGAAATCCAGAACACAAGCTGGGGACGGCTTCTCTCAGGGGCAGGCTGGGTCAACTGCCATACAGCGTATTGCCGTTATGCCGGTCCCGCAAAAGAAAAATCGGCAGAGACAGCAAAGTCATCCGGAAAGACAGTCGCAGAGGACGGAATCTGGGGCGAAAATCTGACGCGCCGTCTGCAGGAACTTTTCGGCACACCGCAGGATGGAAAAATCAGCAATCAGCTGGCCGTCAACCGGAAATTCTGTGATGGCATCACAGCCGCCGAGTGGGACAGTACGCCAAAAGGCGGATCGGCCCTTGTAAAAGAAATGCAGAAATGGGCATCGGCCGGCATGGACGGCTATATCGGTCCGCAGACAATCCTCGCCTGGCAGAAAAAACTCGGCACGCCGATCGACGGCACAGTAAGCAGCCCATCCGCCATGGTAAAAAAACTGCAGAAGTGGTGCAACCAGAAATAGAAAAAAGAATACTCAAAGACCCGGTTTTGTGTTATACTGAAAGATAGTTTAAAATGAACAGAAAGAAAAAGAGCTTCAAAAAAGACTCGAAGTGTCAAATGTAAAATACAAAAGAGAAAAAATAAAGGTAATTTTTGCATACAGATTCATCGGGGGGAATTGCGGCTGACAGGAGAGAACAACAGCAGATGAGAAAAAAGGCAGTAAAAAATGCAGGAATGATACGAATTTATCTGAATATGGCATGGAAACTTTTGCAGAAAAACCTGCTTAGCATCGTGATATTTGAGACGGTCTACCGCCTGTTTTCCAGCCAGCTGGTTTCAAGACTCGCCAATGCGGCGATCAACTTTTCCTTAAAACAGCTGGGAACGAGTTATATGACATCGGAAAACTTCAACAAGATCATGCTGCATCCGCTGACCCTTCTGCTGATTTTTGGAATTCTGCTTGTTTTCTTTTTCTGTATGCTGTTTGAAATCTATGCTGTCATGGCGGCTCTGGAGGCCTCCTGGAAACGAAAACGGATTTCCGTTCCTGTCATGATGCTTGCCGGCGGAAGAGGAGCCGCACAGTTTGTGCGTGCCCGCCCGTGGACCTGGTTTTTCTACATGGCAGCGAGCTTCCCGTACCTTTGGCTGCACAGCAGCTACAGCGCCATCCGCAGTATGAAACTGCTTCAGGTTTCCCTGACGAAGATTTTCAATGCCTTCCCGGCATACTGGATCCCGGTGGTGCTGACGATTCTGCTTGTCGCGTTCTCGTTTGTGTTTTCCTACACCATCCCGTTCCGGTGCATGATGACGGAAAAAGAGAAAAATACCCATCTGCGGGTGCGCCAGACACTGGAAAAACGCGTGCTGCGTGAGCTTGGCATCAACGTCTTTTTCCAGGTGATGATTTTTCTGATTACGTGGGTTCTGTATCTGATTTTCGGAACGGCTGTCGTTGCCTATGCAAAGCTGGTGAAAACGCCGTCTACCGTTGTCAGTACCGTCATCGTCTATGGTGACTGGGTCAAATCGACGATGAGCCTGATCGGCGGAGCGTTCGGCCTTGTCGGAAGCATTACGTATCTGTATCTGATTTTTATCCGTTCCTCCCGAAAGGGCTACCAGAAGAGCCGGACAACGAAAAAGCCGAGCTCGAAGCTGGTACGCACCTTCTGCGGTCCGGTAACGGCGGTGGTTCTCACGATCGCCATGCTGGCGGGAGAAACGGTTTATCTTGTATATGCCATGCGCGCAACACGTGCAGAGGCAACGGCTTCCTCCCAGTATATTTCGGTGTCAGCGCACCGGGGCGGAGCCAGAAAAGCACCGGAAAATACGATGAGCGCGATCAAATATGCAGTGGACAGCATGTCGGATTACGCGGAGATCGATGTACAGGAGACGAGTGATGGTGAGATTGTCCTTATGCACGACACAAATCTGAAGCGGACAACCGGTCTGAATGCCAGCATCTGGACCCTGACCTACGATGAAATCAGCCAGCTCGATGCCGGTGTACGATTCAACAAAAAATTCCGTGGCGAGCAGATTCCGAAGCTGGAAGAAGTCATCGCGTACGCGAAAGGAAAAATCAACCTGAATATCGAAGTAAAATACAACGGCCACAACCAGAATATTGTCAAAAAAGTGGTGAAAATCATCGAGGACAATGATTTTGTGGATCAGTGTGTGCTGACTTCCATGAACTACAATTTCCTCAGGCAGGCAAAGAAAATCAATCCGGATATCAAGACCGGGTATACGATGAAAATGTCGTACGGAGGCCTGGAGGATATGGACGCGGCGGACTTCTTTTCTGTAAAATATACGTACATCACAGAAAGCTTTGTAGAGCATGCGCATAGTCTTGGTAAAGAAGTCTGTGCCTGGACGCTGAATTATCAGGGAGATATGCAGCGGATGGTCAACTGCGGCGTGGACAACATTATCACGGACGATCCGGAGCTGGTGCGTAAGGTTATCCTCGGAACGACCGATCGAAATCCGGGCTTTGTCAGCCTGCTTGGCTATGCACTGAAATAAATGGAGTAAAACAATGGAGGTGGAAACTTCATGGCAGAGAAAGTAAACATGCCATCCCAGAAGAAAGAAAAGAAGAAAAAGAGGAAGAAAAAACTTCCTTCGGATTTTTATGATTATAACCTGCTGGCCTGCACTATTTTGCTGGTCAGCTTCGGACTGATTATGCTGTACAGCGCGAGCGCCTACGAGGCGGCCAGTACATTCAAGGGAAATGATATGTATTATTTCACGCATCAGGCGGGGCTTTCTGCTATTGTTCTGGTGGGGATTGTGATATTGTCGAAGTTTGTAGATTATCATAGTGTATGGTTCCAGCGGATTGCAGCACTGGTATACTGGGGAAGTCTCCTTCTGATGGCGGCGGTAAGGTTTACGCCGCTTGGTTATGAAGCCTACGGGGCGAGAAGATGGCTCCGGATCGGCGGTGGCAGTCTTCAGCCTGCGGAGATTGGAAAGCTGGGGCTGATTCTGTATTTGCCATACATTATCCTGAAGATGGGAAAAAATATGCGTACCATCCGCGCAAAAGCAATTGTCCTCGGACTTGGCGTGCTGCAGGCGCTGGCTGCGTGGATTCTGACGGACAACCTGAGTACCGCCATTATTCTGGGACTCATCGCCTGCGTCATTTTGTTTCTGGCGGACCCGGAGGTAAAATTTTATGCGCGTGTGATTCCGGGCGCGGCGGTAATTGGCGTTTTTGCGATTATCATTTTAAAAAATAATCTGCAGATCTTTGAAAGAATAGGCGGTGACTTCCGGTCGAACCGTATCTATGAATGGCTTTCCGGAGGCAGCTATCAGATTCTGCAGGGACTTTATGCGATTGGCTCCGGTGGATTTCTCGGAAAAGGACTTGGCAACAGTACGCAGAAGATTACAACAATTCCGGAAGCACAGAACGATATGATCTTCTCGATCATCTGCGAGGAGCTTGGAATATTTGGCGCGCTTCTTGTATTGCTGCTGTTTGGCTACTTGCTGTACCGTCTGTTTGTGGTTGCACAGAATGCGCCGGACGCGTATGGAATGCTGATGGTGAGCGGCGTTTTTGCACATATTTCCATTCAGGTTATTCTGAACCTGTGCGTTGTTCTGAAACTGATGCCGGCAACGGGAATTACCCTTCCATTTATCAGTTACGGAGGAACATCGGTGCTCTTTATCCTGACGGAAATCGGCATTGCCCTGTGCGTCTCCCGCTTTATTGTGTTCCAGGATGGAAAGAGCGGAGAAGGAGAGGCGCAGGCGGAAGAACAGTAAAAGTAGAAAAATCTATTGACAAATGCCGGAATAACAGATACACTTTTTTCGAAAGAAATACTGGCTGCCGGGTAGAGGCAGGAAGGAGCAGAACAATGTTAGAAAAGATAAAAGAAATTTTAGTAGAACAGCTCAACTGTGATGCAGACAGCATCAACGAAGATACCTCTTTTAAAGATGACCTGGGTGCAGATTCCCTGGATCTCTACGAGATGGTTATGGCATTAGAAGACGAGTACGGAATTGAAATCGACACCGACGAACTGACAGACCTTTCTACCGTCGGCGACTTTATGGAATATTTGAAACAGCACGGCGTAGAGGTCTGAAAAAGAGCATTGCCGCTGGCAAAAGTGGAAGGATGGTGCAGCTCGGAAGAAACGCCGGGCTGTTTTCCATTCTAAATAAATGGTGGAAGGGAACAGACAAAAGGATTGTTCCAGAAAAACCAGAAATCAGGAGAAAAGAAAAATGAGCAATGTAAAAACAAGATTTGCACCGAGCCCGACAGGCCGGATGCATGTAGGAAATCTGCGTACTGCCCTGTATGCGTATCTGATCGCAAAACACGATGACGGAACCTTTATGCTCCGTATCGAGGATACCGACCAGGAGCGTTTCCAGGAAGGCGCACTTGATATCATCTACCGTACCTTAAAAGAGACCGGCCTGGTACACGACGAGGGACCGGACAAAGACGGCGGCTGCGGCCCGTACGTACAGAGCGAGCGTAATGCAGCAGGTCTGTACCTGAAATACGCAAAACAGCTGGTAGAGCAGGGTGACGCTTATTACTGCTTCTGTGACGCAGAGCGCCTGAGCCAGTGCAAGCGTAACGTAGGCGGAAAAGAAATCTCGATCTACGACAAACACTGCCTTGGTCTTTCCAAAGAGGAAGTAGAGGCCAATCTGGCAGCCGGCAAACCGTACGTCATCCGTTTCAATATGCCGACCGAAGGAACCACAACCTTCCACGATGAGATCTACGGAGACATCACCGTAAACAACGAGGAGCTGGAAGACCTGATTCTGATCAAATCCGACGGATATCCGACCTACAACTTCGCAAACGTCATCGACGACCATCTGATGGGTGTAACCCACGTTGTACGCGGTAATGAGTATCTGTCCTCATCCCCGAAATACAACCGTATTTACGAGGCATTCGGCTGGGAAGTTCCGGTTTACGTACACTGTCCGCTGATCACCAACGAGGAGCATCAGAAGCTGTCCAAACGCTGCGGCCATTCTTCTTATGAAGACCTGATCGATCAGGGCTTCTTAAAAGATGCCATTGTCAACTTCGTAGCCCTTCTTGGATGGAGCCCGGAAGGAAAACGCGAGATCTATTCTCTCGAGGAGCTGGTAAAAATCTTCGATTACCACCACATCAGCAAATCTCCGGCCGTTTTCGATATGACAAAACTCCGCTGGATGAACGGCGAGTACATGAAGGCAATGGACGACGAGAAGTTCTATGAGATGGCGCTTCCGTATATCCAGAAGACAGTCCACCGTCCGCTCGATTTTAAGAAAATTGCAGCCATGGTAAAAACAAGAATCGAAGTATTCCCGGATATTGCAGACCTCATCGACTTCTTCGAGGAAGTTCCGGAGTACGACGCTTCGATGTACACTCACAAAAAGATGAAGACAAACGAGGAGACCTCCCTTGCACTTCTTCAGGAAGTAAAACCGCTGCTGGCAGCGCAGGAAGATTTCAGCAATGATGCTCTCTTTGAGATGCTCAGCGCATTCGGAAAAGAAAAAGGATACAAGACCGGTTATATTATGTGGCCGATCCGTACCGCTCTTTCCGGAAAACAGATGACACCGGCCGGCGCAACGGAAATCCTTGAGGTTCTGGGAAAAGAGGAGTCTCTTGCCCGCAT